CTGGCGCGGCTGAGAAGGGTTCCAAAGCAATGAAGAACGCAGGGATGATACAAGACCCCGATAAACAACAAGAGGAGGTTCCAGCGTAATGGCGGGTCCGATAATACCACTGGTTATAAGAGGGGGAGCGGCCTTGATTAAGCGACTTGCTCGGAAGAAGGTTTTGAGTAAAGCGGCGAAGAAGAAGCTGGAGAAGAAAGCGAAGAAGGTTGGGCAGAAAGCGAAGAAGAAGGAAGGGACGCCCCCATTTGCGAAAGAGATATCTAAGGTGGCTAGGAAAGAAGCCACTAACCCACCATTGAAGGAAGGGTTAAAAGCAGGGAAAGATCTAAAAAGGGAAAAAGATTTTCTAAAAGGTATAGAAGATAGAATATCGAAAAGAGTTTCGGCTAGAAAACCCGGACAGCCGGGAGAAGGTAAACCCAGAAGTAAGCGGAGAAAAGATACGACGAAGCTCGATAGACAGTCTGTAAGAATAACAGATAACGCAAAGCGTAAAGCAGGAGAAGAGGTCAGCAAGAAAGCTAAAGAGGCGAGGAAGAATTTAAAAGACCGGAAGAGAAAACGCGAACTTAAAGAGGACGCCAAAAAGCGAAGGAACTAAATGGCAACTAAGAAGAACGCAGGGATGATACAAGACCCCGATAAAGCCGGAGACGGTCAACCACAACAGGGAGTACCAGCGTAATGGCAACAAAGAAGAAATCCAAAGTCAAAGGTAAGGTTAGCCAGAAAATGATAGACATTATTAAAGATAGTCTACCGACTATTCCGAAAGGTGGGTTGAAGGGTTTGGGTAAAGGTATAGGGAAACCCGTTAAGCCAAAAGTCAAGAAGAAAAAGACGCAAGACAAAGCCTCCATGATTAAAAATATAACAAAGAAAGCGAAGAAGAAAAAGACGAAGGTTGACAAAGAAACGTTAAAAGAGGCAATAAAGTCATTAGTACCCGGAGCGGCGACTAGAGGACTTGCGAAAGGTAGCGCCAAAGCACTTAGAGGACTTGCGAAAGATAGCGCCAAAAAACTCAAAGTGGGTAAACGAAAAAGAAAACGATCTCGAGAGGTCTAAATGGCAACTAAAAGGAAAACCAAGGCGAAGTTGGTTATACCGGATGATTTTGAATTACTGGAGAGACAGTCCCAGTACCCCGACAATATATCGAGGTACAAGGACTTCTCACAGTTATTCTTTAGCACCGAACAGGGTATACGCGTATTCAAAGAAATCCTTGGTATGGGTTATATGTTGAATGACCCTGTCAAGTACAATAAATACGGCGTTGATGAGAACGCCACTTTAATCTCAACGGGGGAACGGAAGCTGGCACTTATGATTCATAAGACGGCAACAGTCGAGCCACCTCCACCCCCACCTTCAACAACAAAATCGAGGCGAAAGTAGATGAGCGAAGAAGAAGAAGCGGTCGAAGAGACTGATGAAGAAACAGAACAGTATGAGGAGGAGGAGTCTTCTGAAGATATAGAAGAGCAGGATACCACAAACTGGCGCGGTATGATTAAGGACGATGGGCTACAGCGCCATGCTGAACGCTTTACGGATCTCGATTCGTTGGTGCAAGCCAATTTGGACGCACGGAAGAAACTGTCCAAAGCGGTGCAGAAGCCGGAAGGCGACGCCAGTGATGAGGAGATGGGCGACTATCGGGATTCTATTGGAGTGCCGAAAGACGTTGATGGGTATGATTTCCCTCTACCAGAAGGTGTTGAACGTACGGAAGAGATGATGGATGCCGAGGACCACTGGGCGAATATTTTTCTCGACCACAACATCCCCAAAGAAACAGCCGACACACTTGTAGGAGAATTTAGGGGAGAAGTCCAAAAGATCATGGAACAACAGGTCGAGGCGGATCGTGTTGTCACTGAGGAAGCCCAAGCTCAGTTGAAACGAGACTGGGGCGACGAGTATGAGAAGAATTTGATCTTTGCGACCCGCGCCAGTGAAAAGTTATTCGGGGACGAATTTGAGGACGCTCGGTTCATGGAAGACAAGAGCGGGAGGTTTATTCTCGATAATCCTATGATGGTTAGAATGTTCGCCCGTTTGGGCAGAGAAATGGGGGAAGGTTCTATCGGGGCTATCGCTACTTCCGAAGAGAAAGAAGGTCTTATGGAGAAGGCCAACGATTATCGGGACAAGCGTATGGAAGCCCATGCCAAGGGCAATAACGCGGAAGCCCGTAAGTGGGATGAACGTGAAAGAGAAATGCTCGGCAAGATCTACGGAGACGACCCACTGGTTGGGTCTAAGACCCGTAATATGTAGTTGACAGTTTTGGCTATGTTTTGTATAGTCGAGATAAGAGGGCTTCCCGGCAACGGCCCCCTCAATAGCAGTATACATGACCAACGCCCCATTCTAGTTGTAGGCACGGCCCTCTAACGAGCTTCCCGATGCTAAAACTTTTTTGGCTTCCGAAGGAATTGTAGCAGGATTTTATTAATGTTTTACAAATTCTTGGAGGCTTAAATGTCTACATCTATTAACAATGCGTTTATTACGCAGTATGAGCGTGACGTTCACGACGTATTCCAACGACAGGGTTCTGTATTGAAACCTTCCGTTCGGTTTAAGTCTGACGTTGTTGGCTCTGTGGCGACGTTCCAGAAAATCGGAACAGGCACCGCGACGACTAAAGCGCGTCACGGCACCATCACGCCTATGAACCAGACTCATACTGCCGTTTCAACGACCCTCGCCGACTTCTACGCCGGTGACTGGGTTGACAAACTCGACGAAGCTAAAATCAACATCGACGAACGAGCCGCTTTGGCCCGTGGCGGTGCAATGGCTCTCGGCAGAAAGGTGGATAGCCAGATTCTCACCGAACTGGACACCACTACCCAAACAACTGTTACTATTACGGTAACCACTTCTAACCAGTGCCGTAACGGTCTATTGGACATGGTGGAAGCCATGATAGCCAATGACGCTTACGAACCCGGAGCAATGTATGGCGTAATGTCACCACACCTCTGGGCTGTTGCTTCAACCATTAGCGAATTCGCAAGCTCCGACTATGTCGGCGCAGACGGACTTCCGTATAATGTTGGCGCGGCTGTTGGTATGTACAAACGCTGGGGACAGGTTCTCTGGACTGTACATTCTGGTGTTCCGAATGTTGGAACAGCAACTTCCAAAGTTTTCATTTGGAACAAAAACGCTATCGGCTACGCCGCTGGCAAAACCCCTGCTAATCTCGCCGGTACAATGGGCGGGGAAACTTCCGTAGGGGCGGATATTACTTGGCACGGCGACCGCGCGGCTCACTTTGTGAACCACGCAATGTCCGGCAACGCGGTATTGATAGACGACGCTGGAGTTATTGAAGGTAACCTCAATGACACCGCCGCAATCCCAACTGCGTAACTTGATTGGGGGGCTTCGGCCCCTCGATTTTTCTTTGACCCCTAGCTAGGAGACGAAATGGCGTTTATAGCGGCAGATCTAACTAACATGGGTTCGTATAATGGCTTTAATCATTGGCGTTATGATACTCTGGAAGCATCCACAGCAGTGGACGCGGCTGGGTATTTTAATAACTCTGATGACGACCAGATCTTTCAGGTTGGCGACTTAATCTATACCGTTGATTGGACAACTGCTGTCCGCACCGGTACAATAGCCGGGATGGGCTTGCATATAGTTAATGCTGTCTCATCTGGCGCGGTCGATCTATCTGATAATGTTCTGAACGCCTCTTATGCGGATTCAGATTAACGGTATGGGGGCTTCGGCCCCCTTACTTTTTTACCTACAGGAGAAGCTATGAAAGCGAAGGCAAATAAGCTGAATAAACCGGAAGACGGCAATTTTGGCAAAGTGTGGAATTACATATGTGACCAGCATGATATAAAAGTCTGTTTTGAAGAAGGATTCTTCAACTCCATTGGCGGTAACCTTATGGCGGGCGATACTATCCGGATGCTGAGAATCAACAACAAGTCACAACGTATTACTGAGATGTGTGAAGGCATTGTCTTACACGTTGAGGATACCAAATTAGGTTGGGTGGTAGACTTTTTCCCTCTCAAAAACAAGATTTTAACCTTCGGTACGCCAAAGGTTACAGAGGATAATAAAACAGAACACCAGCCAGACCCAGAATTTATTAAAGGCAACGGTAAAGTGGAATGGAATCTTGGCAAACGGGGCTATGCGGTTCTTGATGACGGGAAACAAGTTTACTTCACTGACAATAAGGCGGAAGCACACGCCATCTCGCGTGGGGACAGACCGATTCCAGTAGTTGTATAAGGACATTATATATGCCTAGTGAAACTGATATAGCTAACATGGCCTTGCGGCTGGTTGGCGGTACACGCATTACATCTCTGACACAGGGGGTTCCTAATGCCAACGCAGTCCAAGATCTATATGAAGAAACGCGGGATCACCTTTTGGAATTCCCGTGGAATTTTGCGACCAAACGGGTACAACTGGCTCAATCTGCCTCATCTCCCGCGTTTGGTTACGACAACGCCTTCACCCTTCCATCCGATTGGTTATTCACCATTTCCGTCCATGATAATGATGGGGGTGTCGGTGAAATTGATTACCGACACGAACAAATAGGGTCGCAAAACGTAATTTCTACAGACTGTACTAGCGTATACATTGTGTACACTTATAAAGAAACTGACCCAAATCTGATGACTGCCGCTTTTCGCAGGGCTTTATCCTCTGCACTGGCACGGGATCTCGCCATCACAGTAGCAAATTCAAACGTACTCGAAGACCAACTCTCCAAGCGGGCCACGAAAGATCTGGCTCATGCAAAATCCTTAGACGCCATGGGGTCATTCCCAGAACCACGCCCTAGAGGCAACTGGGCGAACTCTCGAAATGGATTTAGATAATGCCAAAAGTTCATCCTATAACACCTTCGATGAACACTGGGGAATTGACTCCCCGACTTGCGGCTAGAGTCGATTTCAATAAGTACCCATCGGGCGTCGAAACACTAGAAAATTTTATAGCTCTCCCAGAAGGCGGAATCGCTAGACGGGCGGGATCTCGTTACGTCGCGGCTACCAAGACCGGGGCTACGGTTAAGTCACGCCTCAAGAAATTTGAATTCTCAACCACACAAAATTACATCATAGAAATGGGCGCGGGTAACTTCCGTTTCTACCGGGATCAAGGGCAAATTGTAGTCCCCAGTATAACAGCGGGGGTTGCAAATGGTACGTTCCCTTCCGGCATAACAAGCTGGACGGATAATTCCGGTGCAGGTTCGTCGATAACTCACGATGCTACGAACGACAGAATGAATTTAGTATCGAACGGCACTACAGAGGCCGAGGCGGAACAACAGATCACGAACTCCTCCGCGATAGAACACGTCCTGCAATTTCAAGTCATAGGCGCACCGGGGGATTACATCTTTTTTAGTGTAGGCACTTCCAGTGGTGGCGCACAAATACTTGATGGTTTTATAGCGGAAGTGGGCTACCACTGTTATTCCTTTACGGCAACTGCGGCAAATTTTTACATCCGGTTTCACAATGAACTGGGCAAGACTGTACAGATCGACAACGTAGCACTTTTGGATGACGCCCCCGTAGAGCTAAACACTCCGTACGCGGAAGCGGATCTATATGAGTTGGAAGGACCGCAGTCCGCTGACATACTTTATTTTTTCCACGGGTCGTACCCGACTTACCGGTTAGAACGTCGGGGGCATACTACTTGGTCCCTCGTTGAAGTGCCTTGGCAGGATGGCCCGTGGTTATCAGAGAACACAACTTCCACAACCATGACTGCCTCCGCCGCTACGGGGCTAGGGGTAACAGTTACGGCATCGGCTACAAACGGGATTAACGGGGGAGACGGTTTCCAGACAGCGGACATAGGTAGATCAATTCGTATCACGGACGACAGCACGGTCAACTGGGGGTGGGGTGTTATCACCGCACGGGCCAGTACCACAAGTGTTACCGTCGACGTCGAGAGAACTTTTACTGTTACAACCGCAGAGACGAAGTGGAGACTTGGCTCATGGTCAGCCACTAGCGGATACCCCTCGACAGCGGCGTTTTTTGAACAACGGCTTTACTCGGCGGGAAATACAGACCAACCCCAGACCTTCTGGGCTTCCCAAACAGGAGACTTTGAAAATCACGCACCAGACTCAGACCCCACGGCAGGGACGTGGGATGGGACTGTTCAAGATGACGATGCTCTTGATTTTACTATTTCTGCCGACAATGTTAATGCTATCCGCTGGATGTCTGCCGGGGAAGATACGCTCTCTATCGGCACAACTGGAGGAGAGTGGATTCCTTCTTCCACTGGGGCGGTAATAACACCGTCGGATATTACCGTTAGAAGACAAACAACTCATGGGTCGGCACAGACTCAGCCCGTCCGCGTGGATAATATTGTACTGTTTGTACAACGGGCGAAGAGAAAAATTAGGGAATTTGGCTTTACGTTTGAGACAGACGGTTATCAAGCATTTGACATGACACGTCTCGCACAGCACATTACTGAGAGTGGTATCGTCGAGATGGATCATGCCGAGGAACCCGATTCGCAAGTGTGGGTTGTCAGAGAAGACGGGCAGATCCCTTCTATGACTTTCCGAAGACAAGAGGATGTAGTCGGATGGGCGAGACATATTTTAGGTGGGTCATTTAGTTCAGGGGACACTGTAGTAGAGAGTGTGGTAGTCATACCGGGGTCAAATGCCGTGGGGCAGGTTCACAGTTCTGAACAGCGGGATGAGGTTTGGATACAAGTCAAACGAACTATTGACTCCGCGACAGTTCGGTACGTTGAGTTTATGGAAAGAGATTATGAGAGTAGTCAAGACGCAAGTGACGCCGTGTACAGTGACTCATGTATTACTTATGACAGTTCTGCTACTAGCACCATAAGCGGGCTAACACATTTGGAAGGGGAATCGGTTAAAGTATGGGCGGACAACGCTGTACAGGCGGATAAAACAGTTTCTAGCGGTAGTATTACGCTGGATGTAGAAGCGTCCACGGTACAAATTGGGTTAGGTTTCACCCACAAATTAAAGACTTTGAAACTAGCAGAGGGGGGCAATAAAGCTGGCACCGCTGTTGGGAAGACTAAAAGAATCAACAGCATTACTTTTGTGGTGCTTAATAGCCACACTTTAGAAGTTGGGCCTACAGCGTCAAGTCTTATAAAATACGACTTTAGAGACGTCGCAGACCCCATGGATGCTGGTGCCCCTTTGTATACGGGGGAACTGGAAGTTGAATTTGAAGGGAACTGGTTAGCTGACCCGAGAATATTTATCGAGAGTGATGATCCTGCGCCCTTTACATTATTGGCTATCGCGCCGGAAATAAAAATAAACGCTTTAAAATAAACGCCCAAACGGGTACAATACACACGATGCTTAGATACCGAGACTGGCCTGACAGACTATTGGATTTTCTAGCGAAACGTGACTCGACTCCTATGAAGTGGGGTACGTCTGACTGCACCCTTTTCGCCGCAGATGCGATACAGGTGATGAATGGGTCTGACCCAGCACATCACTTTCGAGGAAAATACACAGATAAGAAAAGTGCTTTTAAAATGTTGAAGCAGTTCGCGGGGGGTGGACTTGAGGAGACTACTGTTCAGATTTTTAGTGACATGGGTTATTCCGAAATTCCCTATGCCTCTGCGAACTCGGGTGATGTTGTACTTATGGACGTGGAGAATGTTGACCCGGAAGCCGAAGGGCTTACGACCGCGATAATGGCGAACCCAACTACGGCAATCGCACAAGGCAAAGACGGTCTTGTGTATTTAGAAAATCCTGACATAAAGAGGGCTTGGGCGATATGAATATTCCACAAGGCGAAATACTTAACTGGCCTGTTGTGACAGGTTGCTACCGGCTCTCCGAAGGTTGCAATAGCTGTCCATCATACTGGGAGTATATGGAAGAAGGCAGAAGTTACGACCCGGTTGAACACCCAGAGATTTTAGAAGAACCTTTAATGAATCCCAAACCATCAACTTATGAGGTAGCTTTTGGGTCTGATCTTTTCCATGGTGATATTACCCTTGCTTTTCAGCAGTCTGTTTTCGAGATAATGAATAAAGCACATTGGCACCGGTTCTCCGTCGGAACTAAACGCGTGGCGCGTATGCACCTGTACAGCCCGCAGTTTACTTGGACGGACAACATCATCGCGACCGTACCAATAGAGTCTGGTGAATATGAATGGCGAATCGACATTTTAAAGAAACTGCCAGCCAAAACCAAAGTCATATCAATGGCTCCGATACTCGGGCCATTTAGCACGGACATAGATTTTGAAGGCATCGACGCAGTGGGCATCGTGCCAGAGACTTGGGGCTACAAACGGCCCTACGACCCGGAATGGGGCGAAAATATAAGACGACAATGCTTGGAGCAGGAGGTATCATTCGGCACCGAGAGCATATTGTATGTCAAAGAAGGACAAAAAGCTCATGCTATTAGATGAACAAGATGTAATAAACCTGTTTGAGAAGAAGGTCGACTGTTTTGGCGCGGCTGTAGCTCTAGGTGCAACAGCCGGAACTGTCGGCGGGGCTACAATCTTCGCCACCACCGCTGGAGCGGTAGCGGCTAACTTGGCTTTGGTGGGAACTTTGGTATCAGTTGGTGGTACGCTTATGCAGGGGCAAGCCGCCGCCGACCAAGCTAGGTTCCAATCGGGGGTTGCTAACAACAATGCTATCGTGGCACAGCAACAAGCAGAACGGGCCGCACAGCAAGCGAAGATTGACGAAGCTGATTTTAGGAGACATCAAAGCGATTTGTTCGCTTCGAGACGATCACTGTTTGGTAAAACAAATATTGACCCGACGACAGGGTCACCTCTAGCGGTGTCTTCCGACTTCGCCGGGGAATCAGAACTTAATGCTTTGAGAGTAAGAAACCAAGGCGCGGTTAATGTCAACGCTCTCGAAAATCAGGTAAGACAACAACAATCACAAGCTGGCTTGTTTGCTACTAAGGGTAGGAACGCCAAAACAGCGAGTATGTTTCGTGCCGGGGGGCAGTTGTTTTCCGGGGCCAGTACAATGGGTAAAATATACAGAAGTGACTTTCGGGAATGAGTAAAATATACAGAGGAACAGAATGACATGGGATTCAAACTACCACCTAAACAAATAACGCGACAAAATATAGAGAGGGTTGCCGGTGCGCCAGATAGGCGCCAATTTGATAATTTTGACACTACCGGTGTGTTCACTGGCGGTGGCGGACTCGCCGAAGTCGGGGAAGTTTTAACTGGTATAGCTGGTGACCAACTACAACAGCTAGAAGCCGACGCCAGACATTTCGCACAGGCCGAGGAAGTTGAATTAAAGGCGCTGTTGAAGGAAGACCAGATTGAACTGCAAAAATTTTCTTCTGAGGTGAACACAAGGGCGAAAGACCAGCAGGTTAAATATAAAACAGAAAGCCAAAAATACATCGACGGAAAGATTAACGCTGTAGATCAAGAGCCGGGAAGATCCGCGTTTTTCAAAGAGAAATACAAACGTCAATTACAAACACAACTGCAAACGCATAACGCCGCCGTCAAGAAAACGGTTACGGATTTAACTCTTTCTCAACATATTGATGATATCAACCAAGAGTACAACACGGTTGCCATCGAACATGAGAATGATTTACCGGAACGCCTCCGGAAGAACACAGAGATCTTTCAAGAGAATATGCTTACTCTCGGTGAGAAAGAATCTAAAAAGTTATATAAACAGGCGAACGAAGACGCGGCGTTATTTAGTTCAAATAAGTTTCTGGCTTTAGGGAAAACGACCGAAGCAAGGAAGGCTTTGGAAGACCCCACCGTGCGGAGTGTTCTCGGAACAGCGGGGCGAAGAACGCAAATTGCTAAGATCAACAAAATCGAGATCCAGACCGCCGTCAACGCCGAAGTTTTCGAGAAAACGAAACAGGCGGATAATTTCATCGATCGAGGGGAACTGGGCCTATTCGATATATCTAAAAACGCTATTGTACCCGGCAGTGATGATCCAACTACGAGGGTGTTAACCACCACCGCCGGGGCGTTCCGGAGAAATGACGAAACAAATGAATGGGAATTGATCCCCGGCACTAAACCAGCTTCCGAATTATCGCCGGGGGATAAAGCACAGTCACTCGCCACATTCTTGGCCCAACATGGGGTCGCTATAACGGAAGACCGCGCCTTGGCTTTAGCTAACATTCTCGATGAAAAACAGCTTTCGGATCTTCAATTCAAGTTCAAAGAGATCGATAAACTCAATTTATCCCCCGAGGAGAAAGGCTTCCTCAAGCAAGATCTAATCCAAGGGGCAGAAGTCACAGATTTCGATAAGCAACGGAGTTTAATTGAAGGTTTAGGGTTGTCTCCGGAAGTGCAACAACGTGCATTAACTTCCCTCGGCACCGGTGGGAAAGACATAAGGACAGCTACAGAGAAGGGGGAAGACGCGGCGGTCGAAGAGGTGGCTAAAGCCAAAAAGAAAGACGCCCTCGGGTATAGAGAGCCGGTCCAAGTTACATCCAAAGAAACCAATTCTATCGCGGCTATCGTTAAGACAGCGTTTTCCGAGAGAACGAAAGACGGGCAGTTTGCACTTGTACCGGGCAGTGAAAATTTAGTGGCGGAGGTTATAGCGAACGCCGAAGATTTACTATTAACAGGGAAAGCAACCACGATCGGCGGGGCTTCTTTTATCGCTCTCAAGGAAATGCAGAAGAGTGGCAGAATACCGGAACGTATAACTGGGTTGAGTCAAGTTGAAAATATGATTGCCCGAGCGAACCAGACCGGGGTAGAACCCGGCGCGACTTCATTGGCAGAAGACGCCGCTGGTGTTGATGCCGGGAACGCAGAAGCCCTCGCTACTTTAAAAGAAACCGACCTAGAAAGTATTTTTGAAAACGAGGGGCTAGACATCCGACTAGCTACTGGTGTTCGCTCCGCACTGGAAAATGCGTTAGGTTCGACAGTTGCACAGATACCCTTCTTAGGGTTTTTGGAAAACAAAGAGGTTACGAAGTCCCGGCTGATGCTTTCATTGATCGCCAGAGATGTTGTGCGGTTAATTTCTTTGAGTCCTCGATTCGCGGTTAAGGAGCAGGAACTTATTCAATCGATGTTCTCCGGTCCAGAGTTATTTAACTCTCCGAGACAGGCGATGAATAAAATTAACGTGATGAAGGAAGTTATTGACCGTCGAATGGACGGAATCCTCCGAGACTTGAGTAGGCACCCTTCCGAAGACAAAGAATCCGAGTTGGTGGATGAAGCAAGTCGACTGACGGAGATGAAGGAGCGGATGAATTTATTTACGTTCGACTTCATTGAGGTCAATTCTGTTGAAGAAGCGGGTAAATTGAATTTTGAACAGACCGATAGATACTGGGGTTCTCTGTCCCCAAAAGAACAGTCGGAAGTTCCCGACGATATTGTTCGAGAACTTTATAAAAAACTTCCTTCGCAAAGACGGAAAGCGAAGAAGCCTCAAAACGTAAATCCGAGGGTTAAAGCGACGAAAAAGAAACCCGCGCCCAAGCCGAAGGTTAAAAAAAGGCAGTCAAAGAAGGTCGGTAAGTTAGAAGATGTCGGCGAAATGAGTGTTAGTCAGTTGAATAAAAAATTGAAAGACCCTAATATCTCGGATCTACAAAAAGCAAGTATAAAGGGTGAACTTGAGTTTAGGTAATATATGGGAATAGCTACTACAACTTTACCCGGTGAACCGACCGAGTTGGAAGAACCGGTAGAAGATATAACTCCACTGGTCCCACCACAAATAGAAGAACCTATTGACGGTATTCTTGAGGCGCCGGAACAACAGCCCACCCAGTTTTTTGAAACAGGGCTAGAGCCAGAGCCGGAAGAAGAACCTTCCATAGAAGAGATGCGAGCCGCGTTGAACAGCGAGTTCGGGGGGCAGTCGGCGGAACAACCGCAAGAGACTGGTGATCCGGAAGTCGATAAGATGCGGGCCGCGTTGGCGAACGAAGGAAGTACAATAACTCTTCGTAAAGCGGTGCAGATTCTTAACGCCGGAATTTCGGACTTACTTGATCTCCCCGGTGATGTCGCCGCTGGTATTGTTAATGGAATAAACTCCGCCCTCGGGCTAGATGAAATAATGGCTAAAATCCCCTCCGGGGGTTTTAGGAGAATGTTTGACATAATCGGTTCAACCTTACCGGAAGAAAAAATACCTGATACGGTTTTAGCCCATGCCTTGAGATTTTTAGGGCAGAGTATAGCTGGTTTACCTTTCGCCGCGTCTTTAGGGATAGTGAAGCAGGGGGCAGTAACAGGTCAAGGGGCACTTACCACCCTGCGAGAAGGTGGGAAAACTTTAGCTCACACAATCGGGCAGACAGCGGTTAGAAAACCAATAT